TAAAATGTTTATCGTCAATACCACTGGTTTGTCGATCGAGACGTTTTGTACCATATTGATCGTTTCGAATACAATGTATATGGTGGTGAAATCCGATTGGAATCGGGAGACGCTTATGCATATTATTGGTTTTGCTCTCGTGGTTATGGGACTGTGTTATGGGAAGGATATGATATCCAAGTGCAAAGATTTCCTGAGCAAATATATGACTAGCGCTAGCGAAATTCAACCGCAAGGTGTAGACGAAGCCGAAACAGTAGAAATGATATGTGGTCTGTTAGGGTTGTTGACCCTTAAAAATAGTGAATGGTCTGTAAAAGGATTTATGGCTTCTATAAAAGGGTATAGCACCGCTTGTCGAGATATAGAATCTATAGTTAGGTATGTTGTTAGGATTCTACAAAAATTTGCAGACTGGATTTGTAAAACCATTTTCAAAGTGAACTCTTATAAGTTTTTCACGGAAGAGATCCCCGGCCTCAATGCTTGGATGGATGAGGTGTCAACACTGATGAGAGAGAACATGGAAGGGAAATTACGCCGTAATATCGCAAATGCGGAAAGGGTTATGTCTCTTGAAAAGAGAGGCGTAGAATTTCTGGGAGAATCTAGGGATCTTTTTAAGAACATGCAGATCCGTGAGAAGATACGACCGATATTGTACGGTGTGGTTACTCTACGTAAACAGTTTGAAAATTCTGGTATATATAATAGTGGATCGAGGCAACAACCGGTCTTTGTACTATTTAAAGGTGGCAGTCAGATTGGTAAAACGAAGAAGGTGCGACCATTCGTAGCCCGATTGCTGGCCCGTGTGTGTCCGGATCAACACGAGAGACTACTAAGTGATTTCGAGAGTTTCGTTTATGCGATCAATCCTGACGGTGATTTTGCCTGGGAAGGATATAGGGACCAAGAAGTGCTGATGCTTGATGAATATTCATTGATAAAACCGAGTTTAGCGCTTGCCTCAAACATTCAGACCCAAGTTATTAAGTGTAAGAACATCTTTCCGTACCTGCTGAATATGGCCTCGCTAGACTCAAAAGGTAATACTTATTTTCGTGGAAAGATCATGGTTGGTACGTCAAATGTCAGTAATACGTATAATGATGCAAGTCAGTTTGTGTCCTTTCCTGAGGCTGTGACCAATAGGATAGATTTTGATGTCCAGGTTAATGTCAAACAGGAGTTTGCAACTGATGATACGGCCCATTTGGAACCACGTTTACGGCTCTAGGATAAGAATAAGATTCCCAAAACAGAGTATGATTTTTACTGGTAGTTGCACGATTATGAGGTTCAAACGACGAAGAAAATTGGTAGTGAGATTAGAAGGACGTCCGTAGTCATTACGAGTACGGATGAACTGTTGGATATGGTTGAGGCTCGTTATTACGCATATCAGCGGGAAGCTGAGCAAGATAACGTCACACTCCAGCAGGAAATCCGGCGTGGCATAGCTGAAAGTAAAGATGCACATAGGTTAAAACCACAAGGAATGTACGATCACCATTTTGATTATGTCGAGTTCCTGGCAACCCTCAATGCAAAGGACAGAAATGCACCCACTCTACAACAACTGGC